TTTCGACACATCAATTAAAACACACGACGCAAAAATATTAAAGTCTTTAGGTGTTCCGCCAATTTTATTAGACGGTGGAAATAATGCAAATATATCACCTAACTTAAGATTATTTTATTTAGAAACAATTATACCTATCTTAAATAAATTCTCAAGTGCCATTGAGCGATACTTTGGATATGACATTGAACCAGTTACAACAACCGTAAGTGCACTACAACCTGAAATGAAAGATGTAGCCGCCTACCATGTAAGTTTAGTAAATGGCGGAATTATTAGTCCTAATGAAGCTAGAGCAGAATTAAGATATGAAGCAAAACCAGGAAGCGACGACTTAAGAATACCAGCAAATATTGCAGGTTCTGCGGCGAATCCAAGTCAAGGGGGAGCGCCTCCTAAGCCTGCTGATGCAGGTACCAAGAGCGTTTAAAGAGAAATGAGGCCTACATGAAAAATAAAGTACTACGTTTTAATAGTGCTTTTACCGTAGACGAAAAATCTTTGCCCACAACTGGAGACAGCGGAATTGAATCAATCTTTATCGAAGGCTACGCAAGTACCGTTGATATGGATAGAACTGGTGACGTTGTACCAGCATCTGTTTGGGAAAAAGGAATTCAAAACTACCTTAAAAATCCAGTTGTATTAGCACAGCATGATCACGATGATCCTATCGGAAGAATGACTGACTATAGAGTGGACGGTAAAGGTTTATGGGTAAAAGCCCGTATTTCTTCTGCTGCAGAAGAATGTTACGGTTTAATTAAAGACAAAGTTTTAACAGCGTTTAGTATTGGATTTCGCATCATCGATGCAGAATACAATAGTGCTGCAGAGGTATTTGTGATAAAGGAACTAGAACTAATCGAAATTTCGGTAGTATCTATACCTGCTAACCAAAATACTATATTTGATTTATCTAAAGCGTTTGACAACGTTGATGATTATAAGAAGTTTAAACAGCAATTTGTACCTAAGAGTAACTCAGCTAAAGGGCTAGAATCTTTTAAGAATACAGAAAGCACAACTAAAAAGGAATTGGAAATGACTCCAGAAGAAATTCAAAAAATGCTTGCAGACGCTGCTACTAAAGCCGCGGAAGAAGCCACTCAAAAAATGTTAGCAGCTCAAGCTGCTGAAAAGTCGGCTCAAGAAGCCAAACAAAAAGCAGACGCTGACTTTGAAGAAAAAGTCAAATCTGCTGTTCAAGCACAGATCTCTGTTGGCGAAAGCGGAACAGAACGTCTATTGGCCGAAGTTACTAAGCGTATCGAAGACCAAGCTGCTGAATCTAAGAATGTTTTAGCTGATCTACAAGCTACTCTAAAAGAGAAAGCTGAAGAAATCACTCGTATTCAAAATAGCAAAATGCAATTTGTTGAAGGCAATGCCTCAACAGGTCCAAGCTATGCTGAAAAAGAAGCCGCTTTCCTACTATCAAACATCACACAAAAGTCTATTGCAGACACAAAGTATGGTCAAGCTCTAGCAGAAAAGTACCAAGGTTCTACTCCAGGTAATCACCTATGGAGTTCTACATGGGAACTAGAAGTTTCTACTAACATGGAAAGTGAAATTCGTCGTAAACTAGTGGTTGCTCCACAGTTCCGTCAAATTAACATGCAAACCAACGTAATGAAGATTCCGTTAAATCCAGAAGCTGGAACAGCTGAATGGGTTCAGAATAGTCAGTTTGGTGACAGCACTTACACAAGTGGCGACACAAAAACTCACTCTTTAAAAGAAATCACACTAAGTTCATACAAAGTTGCTACACGTGAGTACCTGAACTTTGAAGAAGAAGAAGATTCTTTACTATTGATTCTTCCATTCGTTAAAGACGCAATGATTCGTCGTATTGCTCGTTCAGTTGACAAGGCTCTACTATTAGGTGCTGGTTCAGGTCAAGACCCAATTAAAGGTCTATCTTCTTACTACACTAGCGTATTAGGCACAACTACAACTCCAATTGCTACTAAAGTTACAGTTGAAAAACTACGTGGCTTACGTGCTGCACTAGGTACTTTAGGTCTAGACCCAGCTGAAGTTACTTACATTGTTAACAATGACGTATACTACAACTTGTTAGATGACGAGAAGTTCCAAACTATGAACCAAGTTGGTGTACAAGCTACATTGCTAACTGGTCAAATTGGTACAATAGGTAACTCTCCAGTTCTAGTTTCTGGCGAACTACCAGCTATGCCAGCAAGCAACCCAGCTGCTACTGCTCTAGCTACTCTAACTAACGTTGGGGCTCTGGCTGTTTACACACCTAACTTCGTTATTGGTAATCAGCGTGGTCTACGTTTAGACACACAAGATCTAGTTGCTGAACAACGTCGTGTTATGGTTAGCTCTATGCGCATGGGCTTCACCCAACTAAGCACAAACTTAGGTCAAGGTGTTGCAGCTCTACGCTACACTGCTGCTTCCTAATCTTTGGG